AGCCGCAATTCCGCATGGACTTCTCCGGGGACATTGTTCCTCTTCGCTCCAGAGCTATTCTTGAGGACACCTGCAAAAAGTTCAACGTCAGATATGATGCTGAATCACAAAGCCTAAGGTTCCCCTATTACAACGCTGCTGGTCAGCTCATTGCCTTCAAGGCCCGTAACACCGACAAGGAGTTTCGTTGGTCAGGCAAGAACGAAGACCATCAGTTGTTTGGACAGCAACTCTTTGGAGGTGCAAAAGGCAATAACAAAACCATTGTTATTACCGAGGGTGAGATCGACGCCTTGAGCGTATGGCAAGCCCGTCCAAACTGGCCAGTGGTCAGTCTCGACAACGGAGCCAATGCTGCTAAGAAGTCCCTCCAGCATCAGTACAAATTTATTGATCGGTTTGAAGAAATCGTTCTTCTATTTGATAATGATGAAGCTGGACAACGAGCGGCTCATGAATGTGCTCAACTTTTCCGCCACGACAAGGTATTTATTGCCACCCTTTCTTCTTACAAGGATGCAAACGAAGCCCTCGTTGCCAAGGATGCAGAAGCAATCCGCCAAGCGTTCTGGCAAAAGAAACCATACTCACCAAAGACCGTTATCGACGGGCGGGATCTTTTCGATCTTGCGATCAAACCGCTTCACGGTCGTGATGCTAATTGGCCTTTTTCTTGCCTTGACAGCCTCACCAGTGGGCTCCGGTTGGGCGAGTTGGTAACGGTGACCGCCGGTAGCGGCGTGGGGAAAAGTACCTTTTGTGGTGAGGTTGCCCAGTACTTGGTTGACCAATCCCAAAATGTTGGCTATATTGCGCTTGAGGAGAGCCTTAAACGGACTGCTCTTCGTTTGATGTCCGTCAAGGCCAACAAACCACTGCACCTCAACAATGAACTTCCCACAGATGACCTTAAGCAGGCGTTTGATTCGTCGCTGGGCACTGGACAGGTATTTCTTCGTGATGGGTTCGGGTCAGTCGATCCTGAGGCCATACTTAGTGATTGCCGGTTCATGGCACAGGCAAAGGAAGTCAAGTGGATCATTCTTGATCACCTCTCCATTCTCATGTCTGGGAATGAGTCGCACGATGAGCGTAAACTCATTGATGTAACCATGACTAAACTGCGTAGCTTTGTGGAAGAAACTGGAGTTGGCATGATTCTTATCAGCCACCTCAAGCGTCCACAGGGCGATAAGGGACATGAAGACGGACAACAAGTTAGCCTCGGCCAACTAAGAGGAAGTCACAGCATTGTTCAACTCAGTGATATGGTCATTGCTCTTGAAAGGAATCTTTCATCGGGACAAAACAATGCTGCCATTCGTGTGTTGAAAAACCGCTTCAATGGTCAAACCGGAAAGGCCGGTATGATCACCTACAACTCTGAAACCGGTCGCATGATCGAGGATCTCTCTGCCGATTTTAATGATGACTCCAACCCCTCGTCTCTTGGATACGGAGACTTTTAACCATGTTGTATGTTCCTGCGGCTCTGACGCCTTTTTCTACTCAGAAATGGAACCAAGTGGTTACTTCTGTTTGGAATGTGGTAAACCAGATCCTATTACTCAGCGGACTTTGGAAACCGAAGAACCGGGGTATTGGGGCCTATGACTAGGTTAGTCTTCGACATTGAAACGAATGGCTTACCTCGTCAAGGGTTGAGCTGTATCCACTGCATCGTCACCAAGAACATCGACACCGGGGAAGTCCTTCGGTACAACGATGTTGGCACCCATGAATCCGTGACTACTGGCGTCAACATGCTGGCGGAAGCCAAACTGTTGATCGGTCATAACATCATTGGATTTGACATTCCAGTTATCCAAAGCATTTATCCATTCTTTCAACCAGAATGTGGCCTGCTGGATACACTGATTCTTAGTAGGATGTTTAAACCAGACATCCTTGGTTATGACTTTCGTATTCGTCACATTGGGATGCCTATGAAGCTTTATGGGCGTCACAGCCTTGAAGCTTGGGGTTATCGACTTGGTGATTACAAGGGCGAGTTTGGTAAAACTACCGACTGGTCTGAGTGGTCCCAAGAAATGGAAGACTACTGCGAACAAGACGTTCACGTTTGTCAAACTCTTTTCAAGAGGGAGTTCGTTGAGAAGAGAAACGAAAAGGGACAAAGCTGGCTCTCTTTGTATAAAGATTCCATCAAACTGGAGCACGACTTAGCTATCATCATGGCTAACCAGGAGACCTCTGGATGGCCCTTTGATGTTGTTAAAGCTCAGAAGCTTGAATCCGCTCTCAGAACAGAGATGGACAAGCTTGCCGATCAAATGCGAGAAACCTTCCCGTATGTTGACGGTGGCATCATGACCCCAAAGCGCAACAACAAAACAAAGGGTTACGTTGAGGATGCTCCATTTTGTAAGATAAAGGAGTTCAATCCCACAAGCCGCCAACACATCGCGTTTGCGTTTGCTACTTGGAGGAATTGGAAGCCAGAGCAATTCACCGACACAGGCACACCAAAGATTGATGAAGGAGTCCTCCAATCCATCAACACAGACGAAGCAACTACTTTTGCACGCATACTTGAGCTTCAAAAAGCACTTGGACAACTCAGCGATGGGCAAAATGCATGGCTTAAAATGGTCACAAACGAAGGAAGGATCCACCATACTTGCCAGCTTGCAACCAACACCGGTCGCAACGCGCATTCCCGACCAAATCTTGGCCAGACGAGTTCGGACCCTCGTTGTCGTGAACTATTTGGTCCTGGTCGCGGTATGCGTCAGGTTGGTGCCGACGCTTCCGGCTTGGAGCTTCGGATGCTTGGTCATTACCTCGCTAAGTTTGATGGTGGTGCGTTCGCTGACGTTGTAGTCAATGGTGACATTCACCAACAAAATGCCGACCGTGTTGGCTGTTCCCGTAAAGAAGTCAAAACACTGACCTATGCGTTTATCTACGGCGCATCTGATCGCAAGATCGGAACTTCCCTCGATAAGTCCCTCAATGAAGAGGAGGCTAAAGAACTTGGGAAAAAAATTAGGGCGAAGTTCCTCAAAGCCATCCCCGGCCTTGATGACCTCCTTAAGTTTGTTTCTGAGTCTGCTAGGTCTGACGAGCTTATTGGCTTGGATGGCCGACCCATCAAACTTCAAGGGAAAAAACATGCGGCCCTCAATTATCTCCTACAAAGTGCTGGTGCTATCGTCTGTAAACGGTGGAACCTGATCGCTTTCAATCAATTTCAGGAACTGGGTTACGATTGGGACATTGACTATCAATGGCTTGGTTGGATCCACGATGAAATTCAACTCGCTGTGAAACCACACCTTGTCAATGACGCAAAGTTCAACCTCGAATGGTCCATCACCCAAGCTGGTGAGTACTATGGCCTCCGAGTCCCCCTTGCCTCAGAAGCAAAAGAAGGCGCAACCTGGGCTGACTGTCACTAAGACAGAGCTTCGGATCGATGCTGACTTCTATGCTTACCGCTGTTGTCAGGCGAATGAGGTAGAGCTTGATTGGGGTGATGATCTGATTACGATTGCTAGTAACTTCAAAGAGGTTATCAAAGCATTCACATCAGACATCAAAAATCTCCAGTCTAAGTTCAACACCGACAAGGTACTCCTCTATTTTTCTGACACAAAAAATTTCAGGAAGACTATCGATCCTGAATACAAAGGGAAACGCACCAAAAGAAAGCCGGTAGGTTACAAACGGTTATTGGAGTGGTGTCAATCCCACTACAAAACTATCCGTTATGAAAACCTCGAAGCCGACGACGCTTTGGGTCTGGAATGTCATCTCGATCCTAGCGATTTTATTCTTGTTTCTCCTGACAAAGACATGAAGCAGATCAGCTGTACTCTCTATAACGGAGATGAGCTGACAACTGTTTCATCACAGGAAGCTGACTACTGGTTTTGGACACAATGTCTGACGGGTGACCCAGTGGATGGCTACAAAGGTGTGCCTGGCGTTGGTGCCAAGGGCGCACAGAAGATCCTTGCCAAATCAGAAGATCCATGGCAAGCTGTGGTTACCGCTTATGAAAGAGCGGGTATGTCTCTTGACGATGCCATTCGTAACGCACGCCTTGCTCGGATCCTTAGGCCTGGTGAGTACAACTCCACTACTAAGGAGCCCATCCTATGGAACCCTCCCCCGTCCTCATTGGACTCGACATCGGCTTAGTTCTTGCTATTCTCTTTGTCCTAGACCGTAATGTCTTCCACGCTTTCTACCTCATTCTGTCCGGTATCCCAACCTGGATCGAATTACGAATCCGTCAAACACTTCTTGGAATCAGACTCAGAATCGATCGACTCGGAGTTCAACCAGGAATTTTGGGAAGAGTATTTCGAGAACTCCAGCTACGGCAGATCAGAAACAACCCAGCCTACAAAGAGTTCTTCAATGAACAAGTACAGTCCAACTCATTACAAGAGGGGGAAGATTGAGGTTTGGGATTTTATTGTTGACCAAAGCCTTGATTACCTTGCCGGTAACGTAGTCAAATACGTTTGCCGAGCAGGACACAAAAGCTACGAATCCGAATTGGATGACTGGCTCAAGGTAAAGGCTTACGTTGAACGTAAGATCAAACAGATCCAAGAAACCCGCAACTCCTAAATGGAACCGCTGCTCCAACAAGCCATTGCCTTTCGCCAGGCGATGGAACAACCAATCAACACAGACGAAGAACACATCCACGAACTCCAACACAGCTTGATCAAGGAGGAGTGGACTGAGTTTGATGAAGCGTTTGATCGTGAGTTCGTAGACCTCGAACGACTCGAAGAAAACCAAGTTCATCAGCTCAAGGAATTGGCTGACCTTGTGTTCGTCTGCTACCAATTTGCAGCTGCTCGTGGCTGGAATCTGGACGAGGCAATGCGCCGTGTCTTTGAATCAAACATGAGTAAACTGGTCGATGGGAAACCGCTACGCCGAGAGGATGGCAAGGTTCTCAAAGGCCCCAACTATCAACCTCCTGTTCTCGACGATCTCATCTAACCAACAATGTCTGCTAAGAAAATCGCACGCACTGGCCGTGTTCAAAACTGGATTGACAATCCTGAATCTCGCCTTCCGGTCAGTTGCACGGTCTTCCAAGTGGATGACACGATGGAAGGGCCTGAGGGTATTGAAGCCAGCTGGCGCTTTGTGTCTCACGCTTTGCGTAATGGAGCTGGTGTGGCTGTTCACCTTACCAAGCTGCGTCCCCGTGGCTCAGAGAATGGGAAGGGTTTGACTGCTTCTGGTCCTGTGTCTTTTGCCAAGATCTACTCCGCACTCAACGAAACCCTGAGGCGTGGTGGTGTCTATAAGAACGGAGCTGTTGTATGTCACCTCGACTATACTCACCCTGATGCTCTTGAGTTTATCCAGGCCTCTCGTTCTGAGTTGGCTTGGGTGAAGCGTTGCCTTAACGTTGACTCTAACTTCCTCAAGTATGCCAGTGATGAACTGATTGATGCCACTATTGATGGTATTAAGAAGGGCGACATCTGGCTTAACAAGATCCGCTATGACGCCTACGGCAATCGCATCCTGGGTAATGTCTGCCTGGAAGTGTATCTCCGCAGTCGTGGAACCTGCTTGTTACAGCATATTAACCTTGGTGCTTGCAAACCTGAGGATCTTGTTGAGGCGTTCACCGAAGGCATGACTAGCCTTATCGACCTTCACGGCAAGACCGGTGTTGGCGATACTGGTGAATACCTCGACCCAGCTATTGACCGTCAGGTTGGTCTGGGTATTCTTGGTCTGGCTAACTTCCTATGCCAGAACGGCGTAACGTACAAAGAGTTTGGAAACGCCCTAACCAAATTCCATGCTCATCAACCGGAGGACACTCCGGCATATCGACTTGTATCGGAACTCGCTAAAGCAGTTGAGCTTGCGGCACAGATTGCTCGAATCCACAACATGGATCGGGCCTTTGCTATTGCGCCTACGGCTTCCTGCTCTTATAACAACATCGACCTGCGTGGCTATACTGCTGCCCCAGAGTTGGCCCCTCCTATCAGTCGTCACGTCGATAGGGATAGTGGGACTTTCGGAGTCCAGTCT